CCATTTTGACATATAGAATGGTAATCCAGCAGTGCTGCCGCTTATTCTAAACCTATTGTATATGCTTTTAACTACTGGATCTCCGTCACTAAATGTTTGTGCGCCGCCCTCAAGGTCATACACACTTTCTACAGTTTCCCCACCGCTTGCGTCATAATTTATTTTGTTGTCAGTGACCTCTTGGACAGTGCCATCTCCGTTAATATAATACTCTGTCCCGTCGCTGGTAATAAAGCCATCTTCTGTACTCATTCCAGTTGGATCATTTTCAGCAGAAACACTTTGAACATCAAATACTGTCTGGAAGCGATCATTTTCATCGTCGGCTACATCTTCTGGTAAGCCGCCGGGGAGTAATCCTTCTGCACCATATTCATCTAAAATGGCACTAACATTGCCAGTCATAGTAGAACGATCAAAGCCAGTGTAGTTGCCAGCGTCATCGTAAAGTGGTTTAGCACCAGCTTCTAGAGCAGATATTTGCTCATCCATAATTGCCCTGCGGCCCTCAATTCCAGAATCAAGCATTTTACCTGCAAGATAACCCCCAAAGATAGGTATTGCCCTATTGGCAAAGAACGACCCAAAATAAGCTAAATCGCTAGGCGGAATATCCTGCAACATTGTTTGTTTTGCTACTGCAATATTAGCGTCTTTTTCTGACATACCAATCGTGTCCAATGCCGTGCCAGTGGTCGGATCGTCAGATACGCCGTAGACGTAGTTTGATGTACCAGTAAGGTTGCTGTAACTTTCACCACCGCCTGTTAAATCTATGACATTGCCATCTTTGTCATAGCCATACAAAGTACCGTCCTCATAATAAGCACTGTCAAATGGCGTAATTAAATTAGCAATAGTTTCGCGAACGCTATTTCCATCTTGGTCAAATTTCTGACCAAGATCTTGAGAAACTACCGAATTGGTTGTCTCAACTGGCTCAACCACCTCATCTGGCACAGGTTCATAATTTCCGTTCCAAGCATACACGGTTTGCCCTGCGGCCCGTGCTTCAGCAATTAACTGCTCTTTTGTTTTAGTAGAGGTCGTAGTTAGTGGGTTAGCTCTCGCCGCAAGTATTACATCCGCAGCGTCTGCCGCCGCTTGGGTTGAATGCTCTACGCCATTGCTGTCTGTGTATGTAATTGGGCCTGACGTAATAACCTCTGCTGGACCAGTTCCATAAACTGTGGTGTCAGGAGTGCTATCTTGGTCAAAATCATAAACATAATTATCAAAAAAAGTCTCGACAGCGCCCTGATCGCCAAACGTATTGGTAGCGGCAGTGCTGACAGTATCATAAACATTAGAAGCAGTATCTCTGATAGTATTAGTAACATTACTTACAGTATTTCCAAATGATTGAGCTGCGCTATGCCCCCACCAATGATCGTAAGCAGGAATGCCGCCCGGCCCCGGTAATCCAGAGCCGCCCATATCGCGAAGCGCCTGCTCTTCCTGCGGATTAATGTACGCCAGCATATGTGGCTGATTGGAAATCATAGTTTGCCGTGGGACGCCATTAGCCACATTCTCCAACGCGCCAATGCCTGCGTCTGGGTAGGCAGGCTCAGTTGGGGCGCTCATTGTCGGTTGCTGGTTCTGCTGAACAATTGCATTCACACGATCTATAAAAGTATTCATTACTAGAAATCCATCCTGTAATTAAAGCCAACTGTAGGTGTGCCTGTGTTGCTATCTGAATACTGCAATCTTGAATTTTCACCAATATTCATTCCAACAGTGCCATAATAATTCGCGTCAGATCCAGTTCTTTTTTGTCGTTCTGCATTTAAACTAAACGCGCCAATTCTTGCGCCAATGCCTATCTTGGTGAAAGTTCCGACATTCGGATTGCTAAAAAGACTTGCACCTGTAGATGGATCAGTAAAATTTATATTGGATCTGGTTCTTCCCGCAGAAGCCGATCCCTGTAGGTCAACTGGACCCAGTGAGGTTTCGCCATCCAATCCAAGACGGACAGTCTTGGCCGTGCTGTCCATGTTAACAAAACCATCTGACCTAGATCCTCTTTCGTCAGTGTATCCAATCGATGGAGTAATTGATCTATTATCAAACCTAAGATCTATCTCTTTCTTAGAGCTGTCAGGACCAACATAATAACTAGCACCACCAGAAAATGGTAACTCTGCGTTTCTAAGATCTATGTCTGCTAAAGCGCCGGGTGTATATCTGTTTTCCATTACGCCTCCATTGGTGGTTGTGGCGGTGGAGCTTGCTGCGGTTGTGCTTGTGGTTGTTGCATCATCGCATTGGAAATTGCGCCCAGCGCGCCCATACCGCCTTCGCCATTCATGCGCCGCTTTATCTCCATAACCTTATCGATCAGATACTTGTTCATATCCATAGGTGGACCGCCCTGCGGATCTCCTTGGGGAGCCTGCTGTGGACCGCCCTCTTGACCTTGAGGCAGACCGCCAAATGCGGCAGGATTTACTGGAGGCAGATTATATGGTTGGCGGTACATTCTTCATCATCTCCATCTGTATTTTAGCCGCGTTCTTTTCGCGCTCTAACTGCAATTCAGCCTCTAGCTTTCTGATCTTAGCCTGCATATCAGCCTGCGCCTTAGCCGCGTCAATCTCAAGATCCTGACGGGCTTCTGCCTGCTTGATCTCAATGCTTGATTTAGCCTTGGCTTGGTCGGCTTGGATTTGCGCCTGAGTACGAGCCTTTAAAGCCTCAGTCTCAAGTTGCGCTAATTGCTGTGCATACTGCAACGGATTGGCTTGTTCTTGGCCCTTCTGTTGGCCACCAGTTAAAGCCTGTATTTGCTTCATCTGTGGAGCCGCCTGCACAACCTGTGCCGCACGTTGGCTAATCAGGCGATCCATCTCTGGGTCAACTGCGTCGAACCTAAAGTCTGGGTTCTTGAAATCTGGCATTGGTGGCATTTCCATCTGGATACTTGCCTCCATCCGCTGACGATATAGCAACGCAATATGCTCCGCTATGTGAGCAATCAGAATTGGCTGCATAGCTGCAGCGCCGGGATTGCCGCCAAGTGACGGATCTTGGATAAATTGGATGTGAACCGCAATGTGAGATTCGTGATCCTGCTCTGGGAAAGCTCGAATTGCCTTGCCGTACAACACGCTCATGTTCTCATCAATTGGGTCCATCTGGACCGCCTCTTCTGGCTTCTTCAAGATCTCGTCAATATTTGGTATTCTGATCGCCTCATACATCCGCTTGTATGCTTCGTATAGGTCGTGAAGCTGCGGAGCTGATCGCGCCATTTCAAGAACCGCTTGCGCCTGCGAGATGCGCTGGGCTGTCGAGAAAATATTCGGATCACTCACTGGGACAATATCAATGCGATCATCGAAGTCAGAACGATAGATAACCTCCGCAGCTCCCGCCTGCGAAAAGCTAAACTCGTCAGGGAGATTTTCAGAGTTAAGTTCCGCAAGAAGTTTGAACTCTTGGCCCTGCGCGTAATGCAGGCGCTTATGAATTGCACTAAATGCCTTGGAGCCCTGCTCAATCAGCGCAACCGTAGAGCCAACTGGGGCATTCGGGTTTACGTCGCCAATGTTTAAATCGGCGGTGCTGGCAAATCTCTGGCCTGCGTCAACCATATATCCAAGCAAGTTAAACAAAGAGCCCGACGGCTCCTTAAACGGCAATGGCATAATCGCCTTGTTTACGTCATCAACCGTACTGTCGAGGTCAACAAACTCGCCGGGGGAGATCTGCATATCGCCGCCCTGAACGCGACCACGCAGCTTAAATCCACCCTGCATATTCGAGAAGGCTGCACTGTCGAGCAATGCGCGTAAAGATCCAGTCGCCGCTTTACCTAATCCACCGATCATGTGGTAAAGACCAAAGCCGTAGAACCCTAGACCGGGCAGGAACTTATAGCTCACAAACCAGTCGCGGCGCTTCTTCATCTCATCGTCTTCGCGCCAGTTACGGCGAACCGCCACGACAGCCTGACTGTCATAGTCAATCGTGATGACATATGGGATCGCCACTGCGTTGTCGTCCTCGTCGTCGTCATCCATTTCCTCGCCGTCAATGCCATCGAACAAATCGTAGACGTGCATTTCGAGCAGTGTCATTACGTTATCGTTGCTATCGTCGTACTGATCTACGCCCTCAATCTCACCAATAACATCGTCCGACGGATCGATACCGTCACCACCATCGCCATACTTTGATGGCAGGTAATATCCGTTCTTAACGTAGCGGTTGAAGTCATTCTTCGGCATACGGATGACGTGGGTGTAGCGTGGGCTGGTGTATAAGTCTTTGCTCTCTGGGGCGACCACAAAGTCTTCGGCTTTTACGAACTGGCTACACTGCCGATCCATATTAGCATCCCACCATACTTTCTTAAACGTATGACCGATCAGCGGCAGGTGAAACAGCATCTGATCAAGATCAGGGAAATACTCAGGCATTTCCTGCGTGATCTGGTAGTTCATGAATTCACGGACGCGGCGACCCTGCTCCTCGACCTTTGGATCTGGAGTTCCGATAACGACCGACTTGACCGGGCCACCTGACGGATAAAGCTCTGCGATTGCCTTGGCATTAAACTGCGTAGCGGCCTCTGCAATCAGCGGGTGCACAACTGTTGATAAGCCGCGTGTTGCGCGCTCATTTTCGTTCTCTTCCATGCCGCCATCTGGATCTAATGTTCTGAGGCCATCTTTGTAGCGCTCTTCCCATTCGGATCTGGCTGCACGGTCATTTTCGTAATAGCTGATTAGCTCTTGTGATTTGCGCTTTAGTTCACGCTCATCAATTGTCTCTGCTAGGTTTTGGTCGAACTGAGCTGAATCAGCTTCGTCCATAGCGTCTAATTCTGGATCGCCAACTAAAACATCGCCGTCGGGAAGCTCCTCAACCATTAGGCTGTCGTCAGGTAAGCCTTCAGCAAATGGGATAATTTTTGGATCAGCCATACAGTGTCATCCTCTGAGGTTCGTTTATTTCGTCTTCTTCTGGGTCTTCGCTATGCCCAAGGAACCAACCTTTTCTTAATCTTAACCACGCCTGCGTGCAGGTATCTACAACATCATCATTGGGGTGTGCAGGGAACGCCGCAACAATATCTATTAAATCTTTAGCCCACTTCTTGTCAGATGGGTAGTAAATTCTGCCGTCTTCCAAAAGTGCAGAGCTGGCATGAGCACGGGCTTCCTTATCCCGGTCAGGAGAATATGCCAATACTGGAACACCAGCCATACGCAAATCCTGCAGCAAAGACTGGCCAGACGCCTTCTTTTCGATCAACACTGCGTCGGGCTCCCACTCCTCGTAGGATTCTTGGGCAATCTTGCGTAGTTCTGGGTAGCTGACTTTGTCGTACCAGCACTCCAGCACGATAGCGCACATTGCGCCCTTATGGCGAAACACGCCCCAAGTTGTTCGAGCACTAAAGCTAGAACTTTCCTTGGCCTCGAACGCTGTATCCCAAGACTGCAAAACATATTCGACTTCTGGCATATCTTGGCTTTCCCACGGAACCCACCAGCTTGCCTTGAGTATACCGCCACCCTTGGGGCTAGGACGTTGCTGTAGCTGCCCAGCGGCTGCGTAG